GTTGCGACACCGGGAGTTCGAAACAAGGTATGAGTTGTTCCTGTTTTATCTAATCCACCTTCGCATATAACTGATACGCCTTGTTCTGCCATCTCTTAAACTATTGCTATTCTGTCATCCGTCATGCTATCAGGAAATGGTTCAATTAATTGTTCCCTCATAGTTCGTAAACCTTTTTTATATTCTGCATCTGCCAATTGAGCTTGGGAAATATTATCTTTAAACTGATGCATATAATATCTTGCTCTTGCTAAAAGAACTGTTGAATATTGTTTTGGAAATACAACTGTATCTCCTTGACCTGATAATTCTGTTGGTTGACTGTAAGCAAAAAAGTAAATAGAATAAACTCCATCCGGAATCGGTGACAGTCCGAACTTATCATTCTTCGGACTACGAATTATTCGTTGTGGTATTCCATAACTTTGTGCATCACTTTTATCAGATGCTTCAGAAATTGCAAAATGTTTATTCCAGTATTCAATTGTTACCGGATAAAGTTTTCGTATTTCATATGGTGCTGATTTTCCACTTACTCCTTCTTCCGTCAGAGTAATATTATCATAATCAACATGAGAATACCAAGTAGTAACATTACTTGTTCCACTAAGAAAATTATACCATCTTGTTCCGGAAACTGTATCAATGGTAGTGTTTCCATAATAATTATTTGCTGGGTCTCCCAGAGCTAAAAAACTCCATTTATCTTCCGCATTGCATATGTCAAAATATGCCCTGTTGATTTGGTCTTTAACTAATTTTTGTATGCCTTTGGCACTACCAGCAAAACTTGCAGAAGTTAATTCAACTTCATTCAGTTCTCTAAGAATTGTATTTGTTAAATCCAGATATGTACGGAACGGAGCTGCCATTTAAAATTCTCTTTTTTTTTAATTAGCTGAACCAGCAGTCTTAACATTTGGTACAGGATTTTCCGCATACATTTTAGTGTCACCCGGAGTTCCCATGTCAGCTTTATCACAAGCTCTTCTTAAATCCGCTTTGTAATAAGCTCTGGGATATTTATCTTTTCCGTGGTCTACGGATGCCACATTATTTCCTTCCATCACACTTGGTTGATGTCTGGTAATTACATCCTCTGCACTTAATCCCTTTTTTACATTTGGCATTTTATTTTTCCCTTTGATTTATATTGTAGAAAGGGGCGAACCTTAATCCGCCCCCTTTAGTTAGTTATTAGTCAATTATGTAGAACGCTGCTGCAAGAGCATTGTCTCTAAGAACTTGTCTTCCATAAACATGAAGTCCTCGAACAATGTCACCAAAAGTGGCATGGTCTCTAAGAGTTTCAATGTTAAGAATAGACTGTGCAGTTGCTGTAGAAGAAATATGACCGCAAATTATTTTAGCAGTTGCGTTTGTAACTGCAGCAATATTATTGGATTTATACAATTTAAATCCTCTAACCATTCCTGAAGCCACTAAACCATTTCTTACGCCACCATCACCCTGATTGTAGTCAGAAGTCATTAGTTTTGAAGACTCATTTGCTAATTCTTCATACCATTGTGGACTAGCTAAGAACCATCTGCCTTCTTCCGGCACATTGGCTTCATCTAGTAATCTTGAAAATCTAGCCATTATAGCCAAAGGAGTAATCTCCCCCGTACCATAACCGGTGTCGATTGCATCATTGGCGATAGCCAGTCCTGCATTAGCAGTAGCTGAGTCAGCACCAATCACATGGTCTGGACTAGAAGAAGATACACCGCTAAACATAGCCGCAATTACTTCTGAATCCATTGTATCTTTTAGCGTATAAGCCGCACTTGACGCACCTACGGAAGCCCAATTGACATGAGACATTCTTTCCTCAATGTCATCAATAATAAACTTGAATGAGTTTGCTTTATCAATAACAAGTGTCACTTCTTGGTCTCCAAGGTACTGTTTGGTAGTCGTAGCTGCTCGAGTATAAGCCGCAACAGTTACTGTTGGCTCTTTAATGATTTTGACAGTATCGCCAAAAGCACTAATTTCACCAGCATAATCCGTATTGGTTATAGCTTCAACGACAGATGCTTTTCTGAAGAAGTTTTGAATCTTCTTCGAAAATATCTCAGGAACCCAAAATTCATTGGTTTGACCTGCTGTACTTACATTAAAGTTCGAAGCACTACTATCACCACTATAGTGTAATGTTCCCATTACATCCTCCTTGTAGTTAAGTTGTTGTTGTGATTACAGCTTCTATCTTTTTCTTTATTTATTAATAAGTTGGATTTCCTGAACCGCCATAGTTTCTACCCATGTCATTTACGACACGACCAGCCCTCTGTGCTTCTTCAATAGCTCCCTCATTCTTAGCAAATTCCGATTGAGACATAGCTGCGATTTGAGAACGAGTCCAAATTTTTTTCGTTCCATATCCAATGTCTTTCGTGTTTGTTACCTTTATCATTTCTGACGCAGGTATCATGTCACCGGATACTTCTGATTGTTGTCTGGACTTGCCGGTATCTTGCTTGAAAAGGTCAATTGCTCGAGACGCTAATGTAGCATCAGCATTATTTCCATATATCCATCCTTTGATTTGTTCGGGTTGACTTTCCGCCCAATTATGAAAATCATCTGACTCACGAATTTCTGTAAAGTCTGGATGTAATTTCGACAACCGAGTTTCCGCTTCTTTTCTGGAAATAGATTCATTCATTTTTTTCAGAGACTTAATCTCGTCTTTTAAATTTTCTGATTCCTTCGAAGCGTGAAGATGTGAGACTGATTCAACCACACCATAAACATCAGGATATTCTTTCTTAAAAGCTGCAAGTTCTTCTGCACTCTTTGGAGCTTTATACTTAGGTCTGTTTGACCTAACTTCCGCTAAGAGTTCATCTTCCCTTTGCTTAAAAGAAGTTACCCGACCATCATAATGTTTCTTGAGGTCATCATATCTTTTTTTATAGTCAACCTTTTTATAAGGTTGGTTTTCTGGTTCTGTTAGTTCAGCCGGAGTATCTTCCTTTTCCATTGTATCTATTACAACTTTAGGTCGGTCCTGCTTAACCGCTAGAGTGTTTGCATCAGCAAACGAAGTTTCTGCCGCCTTGTCCATCTTATCATAGTCAAGATAATCTTTCTTCTGATTATACGGATTTGGCTCTTGTTCTTTACTTTCCTGAGAAGTAGCTTTACCTAGTAAGGGGTTCTCATTACTTTTTACCATTGTTAATCACCTTTCTTGTTATTGGGGTCTTACATTATGTAAGAGTAGCCGAAGTAGAGTGCCTAGGTGATAGCCCGGGTAGCTCTACTTTATCTGTAACGACTAGTCATTAATCCGCCTCTAGCCGCACTCATGGGTTCGTTGTTCATATCCTGAACACCCATATCTTTATCATAATCCATTTCCGCTTTTCCCATCATGTTACGAAGTTTATCCACACCTAATTGCTTAACCGCTTTCGCTGTAAAGACAAACTCACCATCCGATAGCATTGCCGGAATTGAATCTGAAGTTCCTGTTCCCGGTCCTTCGATTTCTCCTTCACCGGTAAATTCTTTCATACTCATTTTAGAAATAATATCAACTAATTCTGGATAGTCTTCTATTGCCGCTTCTAAAACTTGTTCTTCATCTGAAGTTAATACGGAAGTATCTATGTTCGCTTCCACTTCCATTTCATCAGGTTCTGTTTCACCCTCTACTTCACTTGGAGTCATCATAGTATCTACTTGCATATTAACATCTGCACCATTTTGTAATTCTGGTATAACCATACCTTCTTCTTCCAGTACAGGTCCACCTTCTTGATACGCCCTGTATTCAGGTTGTTCAAAGTATCTGCCAAACCTAGGGTCAAGCAATGGGTCTGTTGGAACTATACCACCAGTTGCCATTTTCTGTTTATTCATAACAATTTTATTGAACATATTTTCCCCTATTCTAGTTTTTATTTCCTGTTCTGTTTTTCCTTCCCTCGCCATTAAATGAAAAATATTTAACGCTTGGTTATATTGTTTTTCTTCTGATGATGCTACATCACCCTTTGCATACCTTGCTCTCTTTGGGTCAAAAGGTCTGAGAGGCAATCCTTCCCTAGCTCCTGCTGGTGTATTAACATCATAAGGACCAAGTGTTGGTACAGTATCCGTAGCTGGAGTTAAGAAGTCTCCTCTTTGTTTTTTAAATAAACCACCTGTGTTACCTTTTTTAGCATTAGCTCTAAACCATGCCGCACTAGGAATATCCATTAGAGGTGTTTCACCTGCATCTAAAATTTTAATTATTTCTGCTCTAGTATATGAATAACGAGAGTCCTTATCATAAAAATCAATATCAGTTTCTGTTGCCATTATTCTTTTTTAGTCTTATCAGATAAAATTTTAATACTTTCTTTTAAACTATCATTTTTACAATCACAATTTTTACATTCACAAGAAGTGCAAGAACTTCCATCAGAGCAATGACAACCATGTTCACAATTTTTACAAGTTTCCATTTTATTCAACTTTCTTTTTCTTTTTTTTCTTTTTAAAAAAATCAACAACCTTTGGAGTTATATAA